TGGTTGTTGATTTGACAACCCATCAGTTGTCGATTCAACAACCCCTTCGTTGTCGTTTTGACAACCCTCGGGTTGTTGTTTTGACAACCGTTGTTGATTCGACAACCGGGGTTGTTGATTTGACAACTCCCACTGCTTGTGACGCTTGTTGATGCTAAGTGTGTGACCGTGTACGCCATCGCCACGGTTGATGACCTTCGCGACTTCGAGTTCACGCACGGTTCTGCTCAGGTTCGACTTATCGAGACCAGTCATGGCAGACAACTGCGACAAACCGATCTCGTCGGAAGTCTTGTTGAAGCCGTACGTTTTACGAATGATCGTCATCACAACCGCCCATTGCCTTGCTGTTAGCCCCGCGCAGATAAGCGCATCCAGAAGCTCGTTTGCGAGCCTCGTATACCCATTCTCAAGTTGCGGTGAAGCTTCTTGCACTAGGCCGCCTTAAATTCCAACGAACGACGCTAGCGCCGGATGCTCTTCTTCCCAGCGAGGGACGGCGGCATGATGTTCACAGAGCGCCACTGCATAACCGCGATCCATCACGGCGTTGTAGATGCGAGAGAAAGGACCATAGAAAAACTCACGCCGATCCGATACGCGGCGATCGGACAGGAGAGCGTGGATACGCCTTTCGTGCGACTCGACATTCTCAAACTCGGCGTAGCAAATAACTGTGAACGGCATGGGCACCGACGTGGATCGGCTTAATTCCTCAGCGCGTTTGAACGGACTTCCAGTGGTGTAGCCGACCTTGAACATGCCCTCATGAGGGGTGCAATCCATGATGTACACAAAGCCCCAGCTCATTTACTTCCCCTTCAACAAATAAGCCCGCAGTTTCTGGATTGCCTCAGCAGCCATGCGTGTAGCAGGCGTATCCTCGCGGCACATCTGCATGCGGTGCAGCAACTCAGAGAGCGCTGCCAGGTCAGGATCAGCAATCGGGAAGGCCTCTGCACGCGATTTGGACGATTCAATCGCCGCGACGACCTGTTCCGCGTACGAAAGCTGCCCCGGCTTGTTGAGATCGAACATTTCGCACCTCACGTTCAATGCCCCAGAATCAGTAAGCCCGCGCTGCAGGCGACTATTGCGGCCAGCAGGACGATGCCTCCAACAACAATCAACGTTTTCATCCTGCTACCTCGTCATTAGTACTACTACTTAGGGTGGTGGCGCCGGCCAGTCCGACCGGCGCTTACTTCAGTGTTTCGTTTCCTGCTGCGACTCCTGGATTGTCAGGCTGACTATCGACAACGCCTGAGCCACCCTCGGATCTGTCTCCGCTATCGACTCGAACTCCTTATCGAGTGCTTCCTTATCGTCTACCCCCACCCGCTTGCGGGCGTCCTGTGCAGCCTTGCGGCTAATCTGGAGCGCCTCGTCATCTGTCATTTCATAGATTCCCCTGTGAGTTGATTACTTCCTCCATGATCGTCAACCGGGTTTGTCTGTTCATCCACTGCGAGACGGCCCAGTTCCCAAGAACACGTTGATAATCTGCAATCAGTCGAGCCGGAAGATCCTGACGGGCCTTGCCGTTAGCGTCCACACCGTCTTTGCACAGCATGTTCGACAGGTGAGACCCGGGGATTTCCAGATGCTCTGCCAGCGTTCTTTGCGTCATGCCGCGCATGGCCCGGTTCTCCCAGGCGAGACGCACGGCATCACGATAAGTTACGCATGCAGCGATTGCCTCCTTCGGGAGAAAACGCGCGGGCGAAGGAGTAAACCCGCGCGATTCGACCGCTAAAGCTTTTGTCGCTTCCTCGTGCGAGGGGTATTGCGTTTGCATCTGAGACTCCCTTTTAAAAATACGATGTAGTTACGAACGGGGTTACGACTGACTCATGGGGTCAAATAGAGGGGCCCTAAGACCCCTGAGAAAACTTTGAAACCGAACTACCTATTTCTGTGTATCGCCTTCATCGAGACTGCCGCCGGTCGGGTTCTGTGCGTCGTCCGAAGACTTGATGCGGTCGATCAAGTCCGTCATGAACAAATCCGGATGCTCGATCTTTACGCTGGAAGGGATGCCTCTTTTCTTCCAGTTTTGGATGCGTTGCACACCGCCCGATGTTTTGTCGTAACCCAACAGCTCGGCGAGCTTGGAGGGGCCGCCAAGATCGTCGATGATCTTGCTGTCGGGATGGAGGTCGGTGTGTTTAATCATGGTGACTCAATTAAACACCATGTTTATGTCGTTGTCAAACACTACGTGTAACAACATTTTGTTTACTTATGCAAACATTCGCGGCATGACGAAACGAAAGATCCATCCATCCGCCTCACGGCTGCTTGAGGCTGCGAAGGTATTGAAGGGAGCCGAAGGCCCCTCCGATGTCGCGCGCCTGCTCGGGGTTTCGCCTCAAAAGGTTACCAACTGGAAATCGCGCGGTGTATCTACTGAGGGCATGCTGGACGCGCAGAGGCTTATTGGGTGCAGCGCCACCTGGCTCCAGACGGGCGAGGGCGAAATGATAGATGCATCGCAGCAGCATGTTTCGGAGCAGGCTGATGCACCGATCACAGAACAAACGCCACGTGTAATCGACCGTTTGCTTCCCCATGGAAAAGGTAACGTGACGACATGGGAAAGCCCGGAAGATTTGGAGCCCGACGAAGATCGGGTTTGGATCGACCGGTACGACTATCGTTTTTCGGCGGGGACCGGCGTGATTCAATGGGAAATTAGGCAGAAAAAGGCCCTGCCGTTCGACATGGGGTACTTTCGGGCGCTCGGCTCCAACCCTAAAGACTGCCGTCTTCTAATCGTCCACGGCGACAGCATGGAGTATTACCTGTTCAACCGCGACACCATGTTGGTAGACACGGCCAAGACGCGCATTCGAGACGGGCAGATCTATGCCATCTATTTCGAAGATGAGCCCCTTGTGAAACAAATTTTCAAGGAGGCGGGTGGCGGGATTGTGTTGCATTCTCTGAATGCCAAATATCCCGACAAAGTTGTTCCCGTCGATCTGCTAGACAAAGTTTTCGTTGTCGGCGAAGTGATCGGAAGATCTGGGTCAGGATTTGCGGGAGGGAACTGATGATCGGCGGTTCCCCCAAGTTGTTGCCCCGCGTGGACGGACATCGCGCTCTATCTGATCTGCTAAAAACCACAAAAACGGGGCACCAATGAAGCGAATGATGGCCTTTTTTATCGCCTTGGTCGCATCGTCATGGACGTATGCGCAACCAGGAGATTGCAATTTGCTAGCCCAGACAGTGGCGTCGACTGCGATTTGGCGCGACAACGGCGTGCCGATTGCCAAGGCGCAAGCCAACGTCGAAGCAGTGTTGATCCAGATGCCAGCGACGCCGGAAGACAAGAGGAAATGGCACGAGGCAGTAGCCACCATCTATGGCAGCAAAATCAGCTCCGACCAACTCTCGAATACGCTTGGGAGCATGTGCCGCTGAGGATAGCCGGTCGCGCCGTGTGGACGGACAGCGTGCTTTAGTCCAAAAATAGACAAATGGCAGAAAAAAGTACTGAAGAGCAGCTGCGGATCGCGAAGGCTGTCATTGACGGCTATAGCGATAGCATCAAAGATTTAATGGGCGCGATGCGAAAAATCGCGGAGCCAATTCGTGCGCGCATGAAGGATGCTACGGCTGAAGCACCGGCTGATCCAGCCGATGCCGCAGTCATTACCGCATTGACCTCCCTGATGGACACTCTAGAAGAATCGATTAAGAAAGTGGGGGATGCGATCCATGACTGAAGCTGACGAACTGATACAGCGGATACGCAACATGCCTCCGCCGCCGAAGGGCCCTGACATTGACGGGCAACGTGGTTCAGGGGATGATGACGGCATGGAAGAGCGCCTGAAAATCTTGGAGCATGCCGTGGCCGTTATCGAAGCGAAGTTGCCGGACCTTGCGACGAATGACGGCGTAGATGCTCGCCTGTCAAAAACGGAAACAAAAATCATCGTATGGGTGGTGGGTGCCGTCATTGCGACGGGCCTAGCAGGTAAGTTCATTTTCCCGGCTAACACTCCCGCAGTTGCCCCAGCTCCTGCGCCGATAATTATTCAGGTGCCGGCAACTCCTCAAGCCGCAGCCCCTGCAATCGGCAGCCCGACGGCCAAGTCGACCAAATAATAATGTCTCCGGCGCGAGCCGGCTTGAGTCTGGCGTACTAAGGTGCGGCAGCGGCCACGGAAGTGGCGTCGAACATAGCCCAGCCCAGCTGGGCTTTTTCATTTCCGCCTCTGCGCGAACCCCTCCCGCCACAACGTAGCGCCGACTGACGTCAGCAACGCCAGGTCGCCTCCCTCGAACCTCTCCCAGTTCTCCGCCAGCCAGCCAGCAAAGCCAGCGCACGCCTCGTCTATCGGCACGTCAGCTCGGCCTTCAATGTTCAGCCGCTCGAAGATAGTGATTACGTCATCAGATGTCATGTCGCCCTCCATGCGTTTAGTTTAGGCGCGTGCCATCTAGATGGAGTCCTCGTTGTTACAAATTTCCTTGGGCAATTTAAACATAGCGTTTGACACGTGTATAAACATCGTGTTTAATAGAATCCATCGAAGCAAGCAACACCGCACCAACCACTAACCGGAGAGCGAGCATGAGCAAGTACGCTGATTGGGCAAAGATGAGCGGTACCGCATACAAGCTGCGCTATGTGCGCTACAGCGACAAAGTCGCTGCGCGGAAGATCGCGGCTCGACTCATTGCTGGCTCGTACTAAGGTCGAAACCGCCGCAGCTCATCGCGGCAACAAGGGCCACTGTTTTGATGGGATGGATTGGCGAAATTGGTAGACGCAGGCGGCTAAGGTGTACGTCGAGGACGTTGGTAAGCGGGGCGCCAGAACCCGGAGCCGTAAAACCCGAAACTGCCGGCAATTCTAGGTTCGACTCCTAGATCCATCCCACCAAAGCAGTAAAGCAGTAGAGAAACACAGGCGCATGGCGTCGCCTGGTGGGGCAAGTGATCTTTAACAATTGCAGAATGCGGCCTCCCTCGGGACTAGCCGCACGGCCTGATCACCTGGCCGAAACGTAGTCATGGTAAAGCGGCCTCCCTACGACACTGGGAGATAGATCCGATGCCGAAAGCAACTACGAAGGGATAAAAACCGCATCGGTGTCCGGAGCCGGATAGTCCGGGTGTAGCCGGAGCCGATGCGAGTATCAGTTTTTAGGCGTGGCGATTGGATGTCGGCTGGGTGAACTAAGGCCGGCTTAAGGCGCGGAAAGAATATCGGTGCGGTGCACCGACGGTCCAGTCACCACGCCTGAGAGTTGCAACGCTGGATGTTGAGAGGATGGGAGTGCGCAGACTGATGCGCAGTTATTCGGGTAGCGAACGGGCGATTCAATGCGGCTGGCTGTAAGACAAGGCTCGTAAATAGAAGGTAAGCCAGCATCGCCCGATAAATTCGGTGGACATCCATATTCCCTCGCATGAGGTGGAGCCTATACCGAACATAGTTCAAGCTGGAGATCAGTACCAGCCCCATCCCTTGAACACCCAGCACGATTCTCCTTACATCTGCCGATTCTCGCGAGTCGGTAGGGGTGAGGGGTATCTGAAGCGGCGTTTGTACAGGTTAGTACTACGAATTGGAGCAGGAGACTGAAATGAGCAAATGGTTCGAAGTGAACGTTACGACTTGGAAGCGGGTGCTCGTCGAAGTCGAGGATGACGAGACCGCAGAAGACGCCGTTGATATCGCTGTCAACGAGCATTTGATCGGCAAAGACGGCGAAGCATCTGCGCATAGCGACGAACCGCTGGATGGCCTGAAGCTGGCAAGCGCACGGCGCCATGCAGACGAAGTAATGACGCTTTAGGAGCCCACTATGTTCTACAGCGACTATGGATTCCGGTCCTATTCCGCCCGGATTTCGAACTACATCATCCGATTCGTTTCGCACTATGACGAGTACGTTAATTCTCGGCTTGTTCGGAGCGTGGATCTGAATGACGTCGTCTGGTGCTGACCCACAAACGCATCACGAACCCGCTTTGCGACTCATATACGAGGCAGATATGAACATCAACATTCACTACGTCTGGGCGGCAATTCTCGCGTACACCGCACTGGTAATGCTGGCCCTTGCGTTCAACCACGGCGCCAGCGACCGACTCGATGATTCGCCGAAGCGGAAAACTAAGTTCGGGGTGTCGTCATGAAGCGCGATGCCGACGACGACTGGGCTTACTGGGCTGAAGTCGCCAATGAAGTGCTGGGCGGGCAGAAGCAGGGCGACTGGCTCGCATGGCTTCGCTTCAGAGCGAAGGTGCTGGGGCCGTTTGATTGAATAGCGAAGCCAGACCGGCTCACAAGAGGTCCATCCGGGTGGGATGCCCGGGCCTTCACGGATGGCGACCGGCGCAGATCAGCGCGACCCGGGCTCCGTAGTTAAAGTGGCGTCGGCCGCCATCCGCGAGGGCGAATCCAGGAATGGATGACGGAGTTTGCTGCCGACACGCAGTGCGTGTGACCGATACGCCGAGGGGCTGGTAGTGCGCAGCACGCCCTCACCAATGCGCCCGAAGCCGCGATCGCAAGACCGGAACTGAGGGGTAGACCGCTGAAGCTCCCAGGCGGGCAGTCGGGTGGAAACCCCGGCACCCTGACGAATTCCAGTTTAAGACGCTGCGTGGTTAGAACTGTGCGATTGGAGTCAACATATGCTGACGTATGAGAGAGCGAAAGATCTGCTGAATTACGATTCTGAGCGCGGAACATTCACGTGGAAGGTGAAGCGGAAGAACGCCGATGCCGGCAGCGAGGCCGGATCGCTAACAGAAGGTTGGTACACGAGGATAGGCATAGACGGGAAAGTCTATCTAGCGCACCACGTGGCATGGCTTCTGTTTTACGGAGTGTGGCCGACAAAGAAAATCGATCACAAAAACAGAATAAAGAGCGACAACTGGATCGAGAATATCCGTGAGGCGACGGACAGTCAAAACAACCATAACGTAGACAAGAAGCGTTCGCCCTGCGGATATAGAGGCGTCTATTTCCATAAGCGAATGAGACGATGGTGTGTGAAGCTTCAGCGCGACGGAAAGTCGATTCATGTCGGATATTTCGATGATCCAGAAACCGCGTCGGATGCGTATAAAAAGGCAGTTGTGGAATTGCGTGGCGAGTTTGCTTATCTAGACTAGATCACTAATTCCAGAGCCGCCAGGGCAATCACCAAACAGATTAGGACTGCATATGGCGACACTGAGCAAACTGAAACCCAGCGACGTTCTCTATGACGTCCATAGTCAAAAGATGGGCAACACGACCATGACCACCATGGGGGTGTGGACCGTCATGGTTAAGGAAGTACACGACACGCATATCGTCGCGTCGTGGAACGGGAATCCGCCCCGAAAAATGTATGAGGGCGAGGTCGGAAAGTTGAGGGTCAATCGGCCGGTGATGATCCGCTCAGCGTTCGGGCGAAGCCGCCTCGCAACGCGAGCCGAAATAAAAGCTATGAAGGAGAAAGAAGATGCGAACAGTTGACCAGCTTGTAAGCGATGACTTTCGCAACCGACATGGCGACGAAAGTTTCGACGGATCGCCCGCTCCCCTAACCCAAGACGAATGGGAGCGCGAGTACTCCGAATTCTGCGACGCAGAAATGTTCGGCGGAGTCAATGCCACGTTCGATCAGGTGTTCAAGGTGTTGCGATGAGTCTTGAAATGTGGATGTCTCCGCTAACGAACCGGATCTACGTTGGCAAGGCAAAGAACGGCGTCGCGACGAGCAAGCAAGACATCACGGCGCAGTGCATCAACGGCGCGGTTGCACACCTGATAGCCATCAATGACCTTGAAATAATCGTGAATCTGGACGAAGGCCGGTATCGCGTGAAGATCGAGAAGGAGCCGGATCAATCATGAGCGAGATCAAGCACACGCGCGGACCTTGGTTGCGACAAGGAACGTTGATCTATTCCTTGCAGCATCACGGTTGGCGCAAGGGAGAGGAGACTTTCTGCAATCGCTTCTCGGCGGGATTCAGCCTTGGACCGGGATGCACCGAAGAAGAATTGATCGCCAGTGCGACACTCGCTCAGGCCGCGCCCGAGCTGCTCGAAGCGCTGCGCCTTTGCTACGACCACTGCCGGCTATATACCCGCGAGGTTGAGCGCAACAACGTAGGCGAAGCCGTGCGAGCCGCGATCGCCAAAGCCACCGGGAGCCAATCATGAGCGCCACCTACTACGAAGACGACGGCGTGACGGTGGTCATATCAGACCTCGGCCGCCAGAAGCTCGCCACCGAGCAGCGCGACATTCGCCACGATCAGCAGAGGGCGGAGATATTGACGTGGGGCTTGGCTATCTCGGTCGCGATCATTGCAGTGGTGGTTATTAAACATTTGGTGGGGATGCCATGAGCTTTTCGCGAGACATACAGCATTCGCAATACCGGACGCCGCGTTCCTTGAACGATGCCTTTGGTCCGTATAGCACCTGGCATGTAGAGCGCAGGAGCGAAGTGCGGAACTGGATTTATGCGGTTGGCTCCGGGTTGGCGGTTGGCGGGTTCTGGTGGCTGATAGTGGCGTTGAGGGTCGGAGGTGTGGCGTGAGCGATAGCTACAAACCGCCAATGCTTGCGGAAGCGCTGCGTCTGCTACGTGTTTATCACGACATGACGCAGACGCAGCTTAGCCGTGAAATCTACGTCAGCACGGCCATGATCTCCGAGATGGAAAAAGGGAACAAGAATCCCAGTCTGGAGATGCTGACTCGGTACTCGAAGGCTTTCAACGTGCCCATCTCGTCAATCCTGTTCTTCAGTGAAGAACTTCAGGATGAAACCTTGACGCGCCCAATCCGCAAGGTCATCGCGAAGAAAATCGTCGCGATCCTTGGATGGGTTGCGGATCGAGCCGAGGCATAAGGGGAAAGGAATGAACGAAATCTCCGCCGCCCGTATCGCCCAGGCGATCTCCGCGATGAAAGCAATCGACGAGGCATGGAACGCCGATCCTACGAGGGCTATGGCGTCACGTCTGATGACCGATCTGGCGATTGCGCGGATTGATCTGGAGACAGCTTTGATGCCTGTCCAAATCACATTAAAGGAGGCCGCGTGAGCGAGTCTAAAGAACTGACCGTGCCTGAGCGCGCAGCACTCGCGCTAGGTACTGCCGAGCATGAAAAGAACCTGCTGGCGCTTGCCACCAAGTACGCCGACATCACCAAGATCGTCAACCCGGCCGGGCGTGAGCAGTGCCACAGCGCCTACATGGAGTTGAAGAACACGCGGACTGCGATTGTCACCGCTGGCAAGGCCGCCCGTGAAGACGCGAATGCCTTCCAGAAGGCTGTCATTGCCGAGGTTGACCGGCTGACGGCAATCACCGTTGCTGAGGAAGGCCGGTTGCAGACGCTACGCGACGACTACGACGCCGAGCGTGAGCGCGAGAAAGCGGCCAAGGCCGCCGCGGAGAAAGCGCGCGTCGACGGCATCCGGGAATCGATAACCGGAATTCAGGCCATTCCATCGATGCTGGTTGGCAAGTCATCCGAGACCATTGCCGCAGCGATTGAAAGTCTGGAGGCGGTAGAGATCACGCTGGAGACTCACGCTGAGTTTGCCGGTGAAGGCGAAGTCGCGAAACTCGCCACCATCCACAAGCTGTGGGAAATGTTCAAGGCGCAGCAGGATCATGAGGCGCAGCAAGTCCGTATCGCCGCAGAACGTGAGGCGCTTGAGAGGCAGCGTGCGGAACTGGCCGAACAGGAGCGACTGGCCGCAGCCGCCCGAGCGGAGCAGGAAGCCCGAGACCGGGCTGAGCGTGAGCGCGTCGAGGCCGAGCAACGGGCGGCGCAGGAGCGGGCCGCAGAGGCCATGCGCCAGCAACAGGCCGAACACGAAGCGCGGATGCGAGCGCAACAGGCTGAGATCGATCGCCAGCAGGCCGAGCTTGCTGCTGAGCGCCAACGTCAGGCCGACGAAGCCGTCCGGGTCGAGCGTGAGAAGCAGGCAGCGATCGATGCGGAAGCGGCGCGAGTTGCGGCGGAAGAGCAGCGGAAGCGGGAAGAGGCTGAGGCGGCGGCTCGCGCGGAAGCGGTACGTCTGGAGCGCGAGGCAGCAGCAGAGGTAGAGCGGGCCGCGCTAGCCGCCGAGATCGCCCGCCTGCAAGCCCTGAGTTTCGCCAATGACGGCCTTGGAATGCTCGAAGACGTGTTGCGGGAGATTGCCCAGCCGGTCGGCCAGGAATGTTGTGGAGCGCCTGAATTCGACCATGGCCACGTGTGCTGCGGCAATGCGGAGCCGGTCTTCCACACGCTCGATTCGCTATCTACTGAACTCAATAAATGGCATCGCGAGATCATTCAGCGGCGCTTTGATCGAAAGGAGGCAGCATGAACGAAGTAATCGAAATGCCGCGGCGGGAAAGCGCCGGCATCGTCGCTGGGGAGGTGCATCAGTTTTCAGCGATGGAGATTCGCCAGCGTGTGAATCTCGTGCAGGAAGTGATGCGCTCCATCATGAAGAGCGAAACGCACTACGGCGTGATTCCCGGCACCAAGAAGCCGTCACTGTACAAGCCGGGCGCAGAAGTCCTCTGCGTGACGTTCCGCGTCGCCGACAAGTACGAAATAGAAGACTTGACGGTCGACGGCATGGCGCGATTCCGGGTGCGCTGCATCGGCATCCATCAGGTGACGGGCGTCGTACTAGGTGAGGGGATGGGCGAGTGCTCATCGCACGAGGAAAAGTACAAGTGGCGCGGTGCGATCTGCGCTGAGGAATTCGAGGTAACGCCCGAGAATCTGCGCCGCCTGAAGTTCGCCAAATGGAACAACAAGGTCGAGAAGAAGCAGCAGATTCGCACGGAGTCTGCCGACCAGGCGAACACCATTCTCAAGATGGCCTGCAAGCGCGCCAAGATCGCCATGACGCTGAACGTCACTGCGGCGTCGGACATTTTCACCCAGGACATTGAAGACTTGCCGGAAGAATATCGGCACGACGACGAGCCGGGCGAACCGGTCCTGAGCGCACTGGGTATCAAGCTGGTTGCCGAGGCCAACGCGGTAACGACACGCGATCAGTTCGACACTCTCTGGAAGCGCGCGGTGAAGGAGATCAACGCCGCGAAGGACGCACCTGCATCGGATGCGTTCAAGGCTGCGATGGCCGCGAAGAGCAAGACGCTCCCAGCGAAGTCGCCAGAGCCCCAACGCGAGCCTGGCGCAGACGATGCCGAAATGGAAGCAGAGTTTCAACGTCAACTTGCCGCCGAAGGAGGGCAATCGTGAAAATTATCGAATGTGCCCAGGGCTCGCCTGCCTGGTTGAAATCTCGTGCCGGCTGCATTACCGCCAGTATGTTCTCAACGGCACGAAAGAAGGTTGGCGAGCTTGACGAGCGCCAGTCTCAATACGTGGCCTTGCGCCTCGTCGGTACGCCAGAGAAGGCGGCAGCCGAAGCGGCTGGTTACAAGATCGTCCCGAAGTCCGACATCATCACCCGCGCTCTCAATGGCGAGAAGGCGGGGGACTACTCGGACGCCGCCAAGGATTACGCGTTCCGCCTGGCAATAGAACGGATCAGTGGCGAACCTCTGGATGAGGGGTTTGAAACGTGGAGCATGCGCCGCGGCCACGAATTGGAGCCAGAAGCGCGCATGGAGCATGAAGCCAAGACCGGGCTCTTCGTCAAACGAGCCGGCTTTGTGACAACTGATGACGGGCTTTTTGGCGCTAGTGCTGACGGGCTGATTGGCGACGATGGGGGGAGCGAATACAAGTGCTTTCTGGCTCCCGACAAACTGCGCTCGATCCTGCTGGAGAACGACATCACCGATGTTCGGGAGCAGGCACAAGGTTGCATGTGGCTGTGCGGTCGTAAATGGTGGCACGTAGGTCTTTACTGTCCGGCGCTGTCCCCAGTCGGCAAGCAATTCACGATGTTTGAAGTCCAGCGGGATGACGAGTTCATCGAAAAGATGGAGCAAGACCTGTGGCAGTTCGCCATGCTCGTTGCCCAGTACGAAAAGCAGCTTCGCCAGCAAGCTGCGTAACTTACCGCCGCAGCGCGCACGGATTGGCTAACGCGGATTCCCGGTAAGCCACGCAGCGGCACCCCCACCTCGCATCAATCGTTGGCGCCCATTCTGGATGCCCGCGAGAGTGCGCGTGTTTGCCCCGCTTCGGCGGGGCTTTTTTCGAGAGAACAAAATGCCCACTGGTTACACAGCCCCAATCGCAGACGGAATCACTTTCGAACAATACGCATGGAGTTGCGCCAGAGCATTCGGCGCGCTGGTGACGATGCGCGATGAACCCAGCGACGCTCCAATTCCCGAGCGCTTGGAGCCATCCGACTATAACCAGAAAGCGCTCGAGCGCACCCACGCTGAACTGAACCGCCTGCTTGGGCTATCGGCGGATCAGATTGCCGACGAGGCACAAAAGGATTTTCAAGAGAAACGAGATGCCCACGGTCGGCGCATGCAGCGAGCTGCAGACCTTCGCGTGAAGTACGAGGCGATGCTGGCCATCGTGCGCGCGTGGGAATCGCCGACCCCGGATCACGATCAGTACAAAGCCTTCATGGCGTCGCAGATCGTCGAGTCGATGCAATGGGACTGCAATACCGCTCATGACGACATGCCTGATTACCAGGCGCCGGCCGCTTGGATCGCGGGGCGGCTTGCAGAGTTGCGCAAAGACCTCGCCTATCACGAGAGCGCGCATCGCGAAGAAGTAGAGCGAACCAGTAAGCGCAACCAGTGGATCAAGGCGCTGCGCGACAGTCTCGCCTGATACCCGCCAAACGAATAAACGGCGTTTATGCGCCACACAGATTTTTTAGGGAGCCGCAATGGAAGTGAAATGCAAAATATTTCCAGGCAGCAAAGTAAAAGGTTATGGCGTGGTGAGTCGCAACGGAAAGCTGATCAAGGCGCACCGCCTCGCTTACTGCGAACACAACGGGGTTTCACTTGAGAGCATAGCCGGCGTGGTCATTAGGCATAAGTGCGACACACCGGCCTGCATCGAACCTACTCATTTGGAACCGGGCACACATGCTGACAACGTACGAGACAAGGTGAGCCGCGGGCGCCAACCGCGCGGCGAGTCCAATCGTGCAGCTAAGTTGACAGAAGATGCGATCCGAGAAATGCGTCGCCGATACGTGCCGCGCTGCCCGATCAATGGAACGACTGCCTTAGCCAAAGAGTTTGGTTGCTCGCAGTCAGCGGTATCCCGCGCCATCAATGGCGAACTATGGAGCCACGTGCTGCTCCATAAAAATTCTGCATCTGTTCCGGCTCACGACGGCATCGACAGCGAATCTGCCGTTCTGACCACCCACGAATATTCCCTTCTATTGAGGCGAGCATGAGCAACGCTGCGCACCGATTCGACAACGACAAGCGCCGCCGGCCTGATCACCACGCGCGGCAAGCAATGCTGACGCCGAGCTACGTGCTCGAACCGATTCGTGCGGTGCTGGGCGGCATAGGGCTTGATCCGTGCACCGAGCCTGACAACCCGACGCGCGCAGATCAGTTTTACTGCCTGCCGAGTGATGGTTGCGCTCTCCCGTGGACCGCCCACTCGGTTTTCTGTAATCCGCCCTATGGCGAAGCTCGAGACCGCTGGGTCGATCGCTGCATTGAAGTCGGCGTGAGTACTCCCGTCGTGCTGCTCATACCAGCACATCCCGACACGCGCACGTTTCAGCGCGCTATGGCGGCCTGCACGACGGTTCTGTTTGTCAAAGGCCGGTTGAAGTTTGGCGTGCTGCGCGAGAACCGCCGACAGGAGGCCGCCAGCCACGGCTCCGCGATCTTTGGATTCAGAGTGGACCTAACGCCACTCGCCGAAATCGGAACGGTAATGCGCCCGGAACGAGCGCAAGCCGAACTGCTGACCGCCTAACCCATCCGCGCAGCGCGCGAAGCAATCGAACAATAAGTGAGGCTCCATGCCGATCAAACCTGAAAACAAGGCCCGCTATCCGTCTGACTGGAAACAGATTCGAACGCGGATTCTCAAGCGGGCCGGCGACTGCTGCGAGCAATGCCACGTCGCGAACGGCGACACGATCGTTCGCGGCATCGACGAAGACGCGGGCACGTTCCAGCGCTTCGAAGGCGACGGCGAGGTTTATGCAGCGGATGACGGGCGGTTGCTTGGCCGCTGCAAGGCTTCGGAATACTGCGGCAATAAGTGGACGCGTGTCGTGCTGACGATCGCTCATCTGGACCACGTGCCCGAGCACTGCGACGACGACAACCTGAAGGCGCTATGTCAGCGCTGCCACCTTGCCTATGACGCTGAGCACCATGCCGAGAGTGCGCGCCAGACGCGGCGCTCCCGGCTCGCTGTCGGCGACCTGTTTGGCGAAGCAATCGAACAAGTGAGGACGATATGACACAGAACACTAAAGACGCAGGGGCAAGCCTGTTGCCGTGCCCGTTTTGCGGCGGCAAAGCAAATTTCTCACGCAATGAATTTCATGGTGATGATTCGATGGCTACGTGTGCCTGCTGCGGAGCCACTGCATTCTGGCGCAAATGGAACGAACGCATCGCCCCCACCGCCGAGCAGGCAGAGGGAGTGCGGGTGGGTGAGTCGGTCGCCGCATTCGCCTTGCGCGCTCTTGTCGCTGCCGGCCATGTGCCGCAGAGCAAGGTCGACGAGGCGCTCGCCATCGCAGCAAACACGCCGGGTGTTCTCGCCGCCTGCAGCGGTGACGATCCCATCGACGCCGAGGATTTGGAGAAGCTTCCGGCACTGGCCAAAACGAAACTTGGCAAGCGTCTTTACTACATGGCTTATGCGCGCGGTCGGGCATCTGAGCGGCGCAAAGCGTCTGGAGAGGTTCGTGTAAAGCCGCGAACCATTGCCCCCGAAGCGACATCCCGGCATGAGATGCGCTTGATGCTTCCGGAAGGTGGCCACGTCAATCTGTTTTGGCCCGACGAACTAACGGCCGACAGCGCTTTGATGCTCTCGGAGATGTTCGCCACTGTGATGCAGGCATTCGCGCGAGCTGCCACGGCCAAGCCCAATGTCGCCCCTGCTTCATCTACCGGGGAGCAGGCATGAGCAACGTCGATCAATTGCCTGATCTGGTCCTGCCACTCAAGGGCGAGTACTTCGATCAAATCGAAGCTGGCACGAAGCCTGAGGAATTCCGTCTGTGCACGCCGTATTGGACAAAGCGGCTCGTCGGTCGGCAGTACCGCAATGTCATCCTCACGCGAGGCTATCCACGTGCAGATGACCAAAGTCGGCGGCTCACTCGGCACTGGAAGGGCTACG